TATATCGAGAACGGCTATGCACAGGGCACGATCTCGGGCGTCCCTGCCAACAATGACGTTGTGGTAGTCGGCACGACATACTACAAATTCACGTCCGGCAGTGTGAACGCAGGCACCCCGGCCGGAACGAATGCAAATCCGTGGCTCGTGGCCTTGGGCGCTTCGACGGCAGAGGCTTGGCAAAATCTTGCCGACGCGTTTGGGCATACCGGCGTTCCTGGCACGCAATACAGCGGGCTTCTGACAGCCAATACCCAAATTCAGGTCATCATGATCTCGTCAACCTTGGTAACGATCAGGGCAACATTGATCGGTGCGCTTGGAAACTCGATTGCGACGACGGAAACAGGCGCGGCGATTTCATGGACTGCGGCAACGCTGACAGGCGGCGGGGCTGCTTCATGGTTCCAAGTGGACATGCCCGACGATGTTGGGGTGATCAGTGTTGGATATGTTGCCAGCTACGTCGTTGTAGTGCCAGCACAAGGCCAAGGGATCAACGGACGGTTCTACTGGATCAACCCCGGTGAAACGACGGTGGACGCGCTCGATTTTGCGACAGCCGAACGTGCGCCGGATCCGATCTCGGGCGTTGTAGTCTTTGGGGATCAATTCTGGCTCCCCGGCACAAAAACCACGGAACCTTGGTATTTCACCGGAAATATCGATACGCCGGTTTTGCGCATGCAGGGCGTCGTTTTCGACCGGGGCGCATGGGAAGGCACAGCTATCCAAATCAAGGATAGTATGATAATTGTGGACACAGAAGGGTCTGTTTTTCGGATATCCAACGGCTTGAAAGAAATCAGTCGTCCGGATATCGCGGAACGCATTCGAAAATCAATTCAGTATCAGGCGTCATTGGTTCCCTGATTTGGAGTAAGAGACATGGCCGCAGTATGGTGTGACGATTTCAAGAGCTACGGAACCACTCCGGCATTCATGCTTGACGGGCTTTATGCGGCTGCGGCTTGTCTTCTCGTCGAAGATCCGGATCCGATTATCACAGGCACCGTCCTGAAATTGGGCACCGTGGCTTTTTTCGATAATGTCCGCAAAGTGCTTCCGTCTGCACAGGCAACGGTGGGTATGTGCGCACGGGTGTGGTTTGAAGGCTTGCCGGGCGGCGCTGAAAATCCCTGTTTCTTCCGCTTCAACGACGGCGCGAACGTCACGCATGTGTCAATCGCATTGACGAGCACGGGCGTTATTCAGGCATGGCGGGGAACACAATCTTTCCCGACTGGCACGCTTTTAGGAGCGTCCTCGGGACCTGTGATCGCGGCGAATTCGTTCAACCATATCGAAGCCAAGGTAAAGATCAGCGACACCGTGGGCACCGTCGAAGTGCGGGTAAATGGTGTGACTGTGCTCAACCTGTCCAACCAGGATACCGGCAACAGCGCGGATTTGACCGTGGCGCAAGTCATGCTCACGCCCTCGGGGCGCGGAGATCTCGCAACGCAGGTTTTGCCAATCTATTTCAAGGATTTCTTCATCTGGGACAGCACAGGCGCGCGGAATAACAATTTCGCAGGCACAGTGAATGTCGTCAACCTGACACCAAATTCCGACGTTGCACTGACGTGGACGCTATCGAGCGGCGCGACGGGTTTCAGCTTGGTCAACGAATCGCCTCCGGTTGATAGCTCGTTTATCAGCGCAGCATTTCCGGCCCCGGCCGCTGACAAGATGGGGCAGACAAATCTCCCGGCAGACGTCACCAGTGTGAAAACGCTCATGACGCTTGTGCGGGCTCGAAAGACGGACGGCGGCGACGGGCAATTGCAGGTGGGCCTGATCTCGGGTGCTTCCACGGCTCTGGGAGCGAACCGGCCGATTACCACAGCGCCAACCTATTATTCCGATATTCAGGAGACGGATCCGGCGACCGGCGTTGCGTGGCTTCCCACGGCTGTGGATGCTTCGAATATCCAATTCAACCGGACGCTCTAAATGGTTTCGGCAGTCGGCGTCGAAGTCTCGCAAGCGCGGGACCTTGTAGTTTCCTTAGTCTCGTCGGACTTGGAAGTCTCGTTTGCACGCTCGTTTGGTGTTATCAATTTTCCGACTGCTTCGATGGAGCTTTCGCAGGCACGTTCGCTTGTCACGCTCGGGATGGGTGGGACAACAATCGAGATCTCGCAGGCTCGAACGCTTGGGGTGGTGCGCGGACGTGTCGGAAACCCCAAGCTGCGCGTGTGGACGTTCTCGCTCGATGGGCACGATTTTTATGTCTTGAGGCTCGGGGATAGCGAAACGCTCGTCTGCGATCTTTCCACAGAGCAATGGGTGGATTGGGCAAATTTTCAAAAGGAATTCTGGCGGGCCAACAACGGGCAGAATTGGGAAGGCGCTTCAAAACTCGCCTATACCTACGGAAGCAATGTGGTTGTAGGCGATGACACCTATGGCCTTTTGTGGTTCCTGGATCCGGAACAGCCTTATGATCAGGATCCGGATTATCTCGCGCCGACGCAGGAACAGTATTTTGAACGCGTCACGATGGGGCAGGTCCCTATCCGTGGGCGCGAAGTCATGCCGTGTTATGCGTGCTGGATCACGACGGATATGGGAGATCCTGCCTATGTCGGGGCAGGCGTCACGCTTTACACGAGCGACGATGCGGGCAAGACATTTGACAGCCACGGGCTTGTGACAGTCACACCGGGCGAGAATTCGCCGGAATTGTCATGGTATTCTCTAGGCCAGATCCAGGCGCCGGGGCGGTTGTTCAAGATCGTTGACGATGGCGCTATTGTCCGGATCGACGGCCTGCAAATGAACGATCCTGACGATGGCGGGTAAATTTCAGCCTCTCGATCAGAATTTCGCTATCGTCAAGGCGAACGGGCTCCCGACTGAATATTTCATTCGGTGGGCGCAGCAGCGCCAAATTGATATCACAACAGCCGTCACCTTTGGGGATCTCGCAAATATCCATGTGATCGCGGGCATCGGCCTTACAGGCGGCGGATCAATCGACGCAGATGTGACCGTGGATCTTGAGGATACCGCAGTCGTCGTCGGCACCTATGGCGATGCAACACATTCAGCGCAAATCACGATTGACCAGCAAGGTAGGATTACTAACGCGGTTGACGTTGCGATCTCCGGGGGCGGTGGGGGAAGCTCGGGGGAGGCTTCCCTTACTCCGCCCGCACTCGCGGCCTATACCTGGATCAACCAAGGCAGCGCCAGCGCGGTCGATAATGGTAACGGTATTTCGATGACCGTGCCTAACCCTGGCAGCACCCAAATCAGGGCGCTGGCCAAGGTAATGGCCGCAGGCGATTTTGACGTCAAGATACGCATCAAAGGGATTACCAACGGGGCAGTCACCCCTACGTTCGGCCTGTTTCTACAGAACAATGCATCGGGTAAGATTTTGCTGTTGGGCTATGAACCCGCAGGCAACACTTTGTATTTTCAGCGGTGGAGCGGCGTCACTGCATTCAATTCTGCCGTCGCATCTAGGGCGATTGTCCCGGCCTTCAATTGGTTCCGGGCGACACGAGTAGGCACAACAATTGAATTCTTTTTCTCGCTAGATGGCCTTGATTGGAAGTCGATGGGCACCGAGCTTGAGGCTACATATACCGGAACAATCGACCGAGTAGGTTTCTCCGCGAATGTCAACAATACCTCAACGGCGGACTTTGTGGTTCAGTCTGTCACAGGATTGTGATTGACGAGCGAAAATCCTTTTGATATTCAGCAAAGGTTCCCCCGCCGTAGAGCGCTTTTCTTCATAGCCCACCGGGAACCTTGGGGCCTTTTGGAGAACGCTCGACCATGCACCTTGCAGAAATCATAACCTCGGTAATTCACGCAGCGGGAAACCTCGACGTGTCCGGCGAGGATTGGCTTTCGACGCCGAGCAATGTGGCGATTGTGCTTCCCAACGATGACATTGCGCTGTTCGACGATAACGAGGACGAGCAAGGCGTTTATCAAGGCCATTTGCTTTTCAAGTCCCGTGGCCGGGAAGCTATCGAGAGCGCCAAGGAATGCTTTCGGCGTATGTTCTGCGATCATGGCGCAGAAGTGATTTACGGATTGATCCCCCGAGATCGCAGGGACGTGAAACTGCTATTGCGTTGGGCCGGGG